ATTTACTCCATGGAATCAAATAAAACTGAGACCATGAACGTAGCAGGCTTGTTTGTCACGCAAGCTGCTTCAGTCAGTTTAGAAACTGGCATAGCGAAGGCAAACCACTGCCAGTGTAGGACATATGTTCAACACTTGGCACATGTAGGGATGACTCACACTCATATGACATAACGATTAACTGAGGAGTAGTGGGTCTTGTCAAAAAATGGCATATTAAAACCCTACACGTTCTTCTCCGAGAAGAAAGCAAAGGAATACGGAGCATACCTAGATTTGAAATCTATAGGGGATACTTGGAAGGAAGAACTTGAATCGGTTGAAACATTCTCAGGAACTTACGCGGAGTACGCGCATAACTTAACTCATGGTTGTCTATACGACGCAAATAGAATCCTACAGTATGCAGGAGTTAGGGCCAACAACTGTTACTTCGTTGACGTTGAGCGCGTTAAAGGCAAAATCATATGGTACTTTAAAAACTTGTACACACAAGAGGAGAGCCTAGGAGAATTTCAACATTTATCACTTGATACTATCTTGATCATGAAGGACTGTAGTTAAGATCTGTTATATCATGCAGAACTACATAAGTATGTCATAATAGACATAGGGAGATGGTCAAGAAATGCACATTTCTTTGACACGAGTGATTAAACAGGGCTAAGGTTACGATTCGCACCTTTATTAACTATATCTGCCATGAGGCTCTGTATGAAACATGATATTCCTTACGAAGAGGATACATGCGGAGACATCAGTGCTCTAATTAAACCCCTCATGTTTACTCCAATGGGAGTGTGGGAAGATCTAACAGGCCACTGCCTAGATTTTATCAATGTAGCGTTTCCCGTGGGGGATATTCGATAAACTAGGTGGAATTACTCTGTAGGTACTACAGATAAACATCAATTCTAAATCTTGGATATGCCCTATTCGTATCACATTAGATACAATTACAATACTTGGGCCCCAAGTGAGATGATGAATTTGACCTCAAAACCTTTTATGGGAGGTTCAAAACACGGTCCAGAAAGCTTAGGCATAGATGAAGACATCTATGATTACACAGATGAAGAAGAAGAAGACTTGACTGACCGTGATCTATAGGCCGAATATGAAGAAGAGTTGAAGACCACCGAAAGAATAGAAGGGCACCATGACAGAGCTGACCACGTGTTTAGAATATCTGAAGAGCATAGGCACACATATAATGAGGATGTGTATGAGATGGCTGAGGGCATGTACAACGGACATGATTAGGCATATATAGATATGGCCGATTACTTGAACAGAGAACAAACCCTAGGTTACATGCCATCCAAATTCAAAGATGGGGCATTGGAATATTACGCTGAAGATTATCTATACTATTACATGGGTCATATATGGAATCACAATAAAAGAAAAACTTACAAGGAATGCAATTATAATAGGCTAACGGTAGCTTGTTGTTTTGCCCAAGATGAGGACTTGGAGACGTTGATACCAGCATTGAAAGAGATTCCAGAGAATACCAACTTTAAACGGTTAACAGAGTCAGATGCCCGTCTTAAATTTGGATTAAAACCTTCAGTTCACAAGTAGCCTAAAGAAGAGGAGAAGATTTATAAGCCTGTTTCAAACTAGAAACAACGATGGGAGAAAAAGGAAGAACAAAAACTTGAGGCTGAATAGGAAGTGGACAGGTTTGCTCCAGAAGTCATCATGAAAGTGGAGAATTAACCATATGTTCCTATTGTGATAGCAGATCTAGAACGAACTCCTCAAGACTAAGTAACTCCTAAGTTTAATACAGAGTTTTAAATGAACTCCCCAATCATTACTACTAAAGAGGTTGCTATTAGTAGGAAATCACCTTCCAGGTTTACATTCCAAGAGAATTAGACATCAAAGGGTACAACTGGAAATTAGATGATAAAGATCTCAAAAACGAAGTAGAATGAGGAGACTTTGATAGATTATAAGAACCGAATAAAAGCTGTAATTTAGTCACCCATTAAGAACTCAACGTAAATTCGGAGTGCTTTTGAGATTCTTTAGGATGAAGCAGACCTGTCGGAAGACATGATTTAAGAATCATCAAAAGGAGGAAATTTGATAAGCAACATTCATATGACTTAAATTTAAATGGATGGACTCATTGCTCATGAATTGGCCACAGAAGAGTAGGTAGCAAGTGATCAATATCTCGCTATTTAGTTATCTAATTAAGATTAACAACACTCCTCTATACCGGTCAAGGATCAACAATCCCCCTCTTTGCCACTTAACGATTAGTTCCAGATCAACCCAATTGGCTAAAATAAAGGATATTTAGGCGTCACTGATAAATAGTTAGAAGATGCTATAGGCCCAGTGAACTCTTTAATAGGCAATGCATTAGCTCTATTGACGCCAGAATATATGGCTATAGCCGAATTGATAAATTTGTAGTCGACCTCATTCATAGTGAAATTGAATAATGATGAAGAGATGCTGAAGAAGTACATAAAGGACTTTACCACACCAAATCCAACGCCTCTGTACAGGCCTAAGGTGTAGCAGAAAGTCAAAACACCTGAGCCTCTGGTTGATGACACAAAAAATTTGAATGAGGACATCTATGCAGTTGTAGATGCTAAGTTAGAATCAAAAAAGAAATATACAGTGATGAAGATTTAGCATTCTAAAGTGCCAATGTAAGTTTATTCCCCTGATGTCACAAGAGATAAATGTGTCTTGGATTCTGTGATCACCTATTTTGATGAATTGATAGACTACTAGTTAAAATAGGATGCTATGAGTCTTTAATCGGCTTCCACCTATGATCATTACAGAAAATTCTTTGTTTAGAACATGACTTCATAGGATGTAGACACATAGGGGTTGTTAAATAAATTACTGGATAAATATGCCACAGCAGAACTTTCTCATATTGAGACATCAGTGTGGTTAAAGATCCTAGGTATAAACCACTACATACCCACCATAAAAATCGATAAGTCTTACAGAGAATCAGATTATACAGCGTAGGAAAATGAATTGATGTCAGTTTGGATTAAGAAATCATCTTATCCTGATAAAGCAGGTTAAAAACTAGACACTTATAGGTGCATGTAGATGGTGACTATGAAGTATGGTACAGGCCGCATTAATCACATGGTGACAGTTAAGGCTAAGGACAAGCACTATAACTACGCGTCACACCCATTGCAACAGTTGATGGTTAAATATAACCAAATGTTCTAGATGGGAAGAAATTTGGCAGAATACTTAAAAGCTCATGATCCTGTGAATTAGTTAAATGACCATTATGAGCTATAAGTTCACTTAAACAATGTCCAGTTAGACAATGTCTGTATTAGACAGAACATCGCGATACTAACTACTGTCAATTCATTGGCTAATAGTGATAGTTTGGTAAGGAAATGGATAAGGGACAATCACCCCAGAGTGAATGAAGAAGACGAGGCCTTTACAGAGCTTTATGATGGGTATTTGTAAACATACGTCATAGCAGGTGACTTTTATAATTCACCGTTATATGACTTAAAAACGCGTAATGAGCTGGCATTGGATTCACATACCATTACTACGATGTAATAGCATAATGAATATGTATTCTATAGTGATGCACTCATCCGATTTAAAAGTATGTATGTGTAGAAGAGAAACGCGGCATAAGCCAAACCCATAAGGAAGAGAGATGCCTAGAACGAGGCATTGACAAAAATGCTTGACATGGTAGGCTAATATTAGGATTGCCACGATAATCAACTAGCCTCAAGGTATAAAAGGAAAACGCTCACGCCTAAAGAAAGGGAGTTACAAGACTTGATTAAATAGGATGAATAGTTATTTATGGATCAATATAACAAGTTTGACTTCATTTCGATGCACTTTGAAGGAGATTACACCACCATAGATATGCAAGACCATTTCCGAACGAACATAGCTTCTATAGCGTAGCTATTGGCTAAAATAGTTATGGACCATTATAACACGGTTTAGGAAATTTATGGGCGAGCCGTTCAATCCTCGGTCTAGTATAAAATTTTAAAAGAATGTCTAGACAGAATGAACATTGCACAGATGGTGGATTTCTTCGATCAGTCACCAGCTGAGATACGACGTATCGTGTCAACTCTAGGAACAAAAGAGGCGTGGTGGTATGATAATTTATAGAGTAAGTGGACGTATAAGAAGACGATGATACGCCATGCCACGGCCACGGAAAACGGGTCCATCGAAGATTTTGCTTTTCTCTTTAGAATGACAGATGAATAAATGAGTGTCATCAGAGAAAAATTCCCCGTCGAGATTAAGTACTATTCAGAGAAATATCGTAAGACTATGAGTCAACCTTACGGGCATCCATTTTCTCGCACTGTAGTGGATATCATGACCACTATAGCATTGACTCGCTTACATAAATTTACTGATATCGGCTCTAAATACCATAAAATAAGCTAAATATTTAGGAGGGTGTTTACAGCGTATAGAGGCAGATTGACAACCTATGACGAGAAATATCTGATCACTAGGAAGGTGATGGATACCTGTACATTAGTTTAAGAACTAGTTTCAGATCAGACAGACTTTGATGCAGATCATGACCTTTTATCAGTAGACACTTTTTACTATCCAGGTGTGCCCGAGGCAATAAAGAAGCATTTGAAAAAATACCCCTCAAGGAAGGCAATATTGGTATTCAATGCTTATATTTCAAAGCCCGGGTAGTACTTGTTAGATAATGACGAAGGGGAGTTTAAAGTATGGGATGAGAACGGAGTGAGGATGGTAGAGATGTAGCCTCGCAACAACCCAACCTCCTATAAACATAGGCTGTTCGAGTGGGACCATAGGAACTTGAAATAAAAATTAGAAGACGGATATATTTATGATACATAGTACTTGGTTCCAACTAGCGCTCATTCAGCTATATGTTATGTCGAGATGACATACACACCAAATCAATATGAAAATGAAGAGTTTACAGCGATAACGGATGTGTAAACAGGGTTGACACTTAATAAAATGTTGCCGCGGAAAAATATACAGATTTTTAATCATGCCATGACCTATCTGGAGGGATCGGTGCAACAAGTTACATCTAAGACGTATTAAGAATGTGTCAATTATGTGTAACACATGACAAAGGAAAAAACTCTTTCATTGGCAAGTTTAAAAATATACAGGGAGACCATTCCATTAGCTATATAAGAGCATTTGGTCAACTAAAGGAGCTTATCGAGAGATTAGAAACATTTCCAGGAAGAGAATGCCGAGGAGCGTAAAGTATTTCCCATTAGGACAGAGCGTTTAACTTAAGGCCTCGTGTTATTAGAGGATGATAAGTTAGCTATCCATCAAGAAAGAATCCAGGTTGAAGGCAAACGACTATCATATGACATGATGTAGCGGGATGGCGTTCTTGCTGAGTTTGGTCGTAAAGTCAAAAATATGATCAAAGCTCCGATGATTATGGGTAATAACTTGTATCATTATCTGTTTGGATAGGAATACACCTTGGAAAGGAGACAGGAATTGGTTTAGAATCAGGCAAATCTGGGAGATGAAGTAGTGGTGTAAAGAAAGATACAACCTTTAAACACGGAAACTATACTCGGCAGCAAGGCTAAAGCGAAGTCGAAGAACTTACGCTTCTAAAACAAAATCCACTCCTGAACATTGATCGCCTAGCGCAGAAAGGAGCAATCGGACCTGGATAAGGCCAAAAACAAGGCTGTGGTGGCCTTAAACACAAACGCAAGTGAAGTCAAATTCTTTGACAAATAGGGCAATAAAATGAATTGTGCGCCCGATCAGTTCTTAGATTACTTGCATGAGGAGGATGATCAATTAGCAGAGTAGTATTATAATGATGATTACTTATAGGAATTCGGTCACACCTCAACTCAAAAAACGTTAAGACCAACGGATCATGCTTAAGCTTACGCAGTGTTCGGTCGACATTTTGCGCCTCAATTATATCCATCAGTTTAGACTACAGCTTTGCTAAAAAGTTATGTAAGTAAGTATATGGCTAAGGATAAGTTTCTTCTGCCCCATGATTTCTAAGTAGTCCAATGGAGTGAATATTATAACTAATTGGACAAGAAGAAGAGATCCCTATATAAGTAAGGTTGGGATGACTTTCATAGAAATCATAGGCTTAACGATAAGTTCACCGTGAACATGAAGAAACATGAGTTTGCGCTAAAAACAGAGGAAGATAGGAAACCCAGGAATATTTTCAATCCTCATCATACAATTAAGGCAACTCTGGGGTTGATTAATTACAACTTGTTAAAATTATCTAAATGACTTAACAAGTCATTTATACATGGCATGAACACTGAATAGGTGGCTTAAAGAATACAGCATATGTATAATAAATATAAGCACCCAGTCTTTGTTATGTGGGATGGGTCAGGGTTTGACTCACATCAACATGCCATGTTAATTGAAGCAGTCGATCATTAACTGCTATAAAAATACGTGCCGTTAATCTGTCAAAAACTAGGCCTAACATTAGAACAAACCTCTTAGATTATGAAGTCGTTGCTTAATTAATCGGTTAAGATTACAGGTTATTATTAGGGCACCAAAGATACACGCAAGATGTTCTCCGCAAAATTAAAAGGGACCACATTTACTGGACATCCCACTTCAACAACGTTTGGGAACACTTGGCGAATGTTTTTCTACGCAATGTTTATTGCAGATCAATTAGGCATTAGAATGCATACCGTAAATGCGGGAGATGATGTAGTAGCAGTAATGGAAGAAGAAGATCTGTAGGCTTTCAAAGACGGCATAAATTAATTCGTCAAATTGAAAGCAGTAGAAGAACCAACAGAGTATGGAATAGGCCAATTGTTTAGGGAATTCAAAACCTCTTCAACGGGTTTTGAGTTCTTATCGAGGAATGGGATACTAATTGGCAATAAGATTTACATGAGAAGAAAACTAGAACGTGTAGTTTTGGGTAGTCATGTAACTTAATCCGTACCAAAACCTCTCACTCCAGCATAGTATCACTAATGTGTGACAATAGGTTTATAGACTTATGCAGGATCTGATAGTTAAATAAAGGATTATATAGTCCATCGTAGGAGTAAGCTAGAGCATGTAGCACTAACAATTAAGTAGATAGACGCGTACAAAGACTCTTATAGCTACAAGACCCACATAAATCATTAGGACTTTCCTTTCTAATCCAAAGTATTAGTGTAAGACAGCTTTGCAACGAGGAATTATTATATAAAGCAAGCTGACCTTCTCTAATCTTGACCGCACCACAATCTGATAGAATCTTAGATCGACTATTCAATAGTCAGCTCTGTGGTGGGGCACGTCGGTAAAACGACGAAAGTTCTCAACTCTAGTATTCTTTAATCTAAAAACTAGGGTCCTTAGAGAACATAGAACTCACGCGCTGTTGAAAGATCA